ACGATGCTACTTGGCCAGTAGCCCGTGAGGTCGTCTCCACATATCGCGTATGTGTCTTTCTCCGCTCCCGCTTTCCACGCCGCAAAACCGTTGAGGATGCTCAGTATGACCCAGGTCGGTCCTAGCCCCATATAGATGCCACTTTGCAGGTGGCGTCCGTCTGGGAGGACCTTGGGTCTCAAGAGCTGCTTAACGACAGGAATATCCTCCGGGCGTTTGAGCAACTCGCATAGTTTGACACCTACGCGAGTTGCGAGCTCCGGATCGATATAGTCAGTGGCGGCACTGAGGTCGGCCGAATAGATCCTAGAATCTTTAGTCGATCTCCGTATCTCCACCTTCCTGCCAGTAAGCATGTCTCTTGTGGTCACACAGTCTCTAAGCGCGCATAGCCAGCGCTTAGTGATTGTGCGAGCACACTGAACTTCCTCGGCGGGGTGTAGAGTTGCGACCCTAATCTTGCCTCCCATTTCAGGGATGGCAAGTGGTCGCATCTCGTGAAAGTTTTCAGAGAGGTAGGCAGTTCTGATCGCGTCGTATGATGGCTGCTTGGGATCTTCTAGGAGATCGCATCCCTCATCGAATGCCAAGAACATGGCTTCGATGTCGGCGGCGGGGAGATCTCCCCCCGCAGCTTCCAAATACGACATCGTGTTGAACTGCTCAATTTCTGATGCCTTCTCGAGTTTTCGGTTCACCTCCCTCTGGATTAGCGCCGCTGCAGTCCCGCCTTGTCGGCGACTGTGGGACAGGCATGCATTTCCAGAGGGTAGGGGAACTTCGAACTCTACACCGGCTAGTCTGGTTAGAGGTAACAAGTCCATATAGCGTTCTAAGGACTTAACGCATTGTTGATTAACCTTGCGCCTCTCTAACCACCTAGCCTCTGCTTCCCGAATCTTAGTGTCAAGTTCGGAGGTTTGCACTTTCCAGTCCACCGCCCGGGCGACGGTGGAGGCCAAGAATGCCTTCTTGACCACCTTCACTGGTACCCCGCGACGGGTTAGTGCAAATTCTCTTGAGTTATGAGCGAACTCCTTCAAGGGCTTTGGTCCTTGTCGGATGCAGTGCGTGAGGAAGCCTATGAACCGATCTATTAGCTTGTTGCTTTGGGGCCCCTGGCGGTGGGGTGCCCCATGTCGTAAGCACCAAGCTTCACGGATCGGTTTGTAGTGGTTTCGCACGGCGCTAAGTCTCTCAAACTTGACGCGACAATCCTTGCCCGCAGACAGCACTTCTTGCTGAAACCTGCGGGACCGGGAGAACCCATACGTTCTTTGAGCGTATGAGTTCGTGAG